TTACTCTCTGACACCCGATTTTCGCTTAGCGTGGTACTCGGTCATCTGTTCTGACTTCCGCGCAGACTCTTTCGAGCGTGCCTCCGCCTTGCGTGCGGCTATGTTCTGGCGGATTGCGAATGCTTTGACGGGACTCACCATGCCGCGCACTTCGGCGGTTTGTACTCTTTTCCCCGTGGGGTCGCTGGCTAGCCAGCTTAGGTAGCAGGCGTTACAGGTTTCGCGCAGTTGTGCAGGGCGGGAGAACCGAAAAGCTAGCGCCAGCTTAGCCTTCTTACAGGCGGGGCACGTTTTCCTGTAAGGAATTTTAGGGCTTAGGGCAGAAAACGTTTTGCTGTAAGGGTTTTTCATGGGGGCTCCGCATGTTTTATTGCTTAGGGCAGAAAACGTTTTGCTGTAAGGGGTGATTTGCACCCCTATTTTGCTTAGGGCAGAAAACGTTTTGCTGTAAGGGCCGTTTTGTGTATAGCGCTTTACAGAATGGGGGAAAAATGTCCACTACGTCCACCTGTGTCCACGTGAAAAATGAAAATGTGGACGCAGTAGGGCATAACATAAACAGCATCTTAGTGGCAAGTGTCCGGCATGTCTACGCTTTTTCACACTTTAGGGGTTCCCAGCTCAAACAACAAAGACAAAAATGTCCAGCAAAGGCGTGTATATATATTTAGTTTAGTAAAAGTATATATATATGTAGACCTTCTGGACTGCCGGACACTAGACCCCTTGATTTTGCAGGGGTAATCTTGGCAGAATTTATGTTTTTTTGGTGGACGTAGTGGACTATTGTCCACTTGACACTTTCCTTACACCACGTCACATATTCCTGTAAGGAGGGGTGAAGCCGCACCCCTAACGGCAACTAACGGCAATCTTCCTCTGCCCACTCGGGCAACTCTGCTACGAATGTGCCGTAGCGGTCTCCTTCCACGAACTGCCAAACCTCGGCGTGTGCTGGGGCTATGACGCCCTCTATCTCTATCGCTACCATCCATACTGCGTGTAGTGTTTTCATGGTCATGCTCCTAGTAACTTAGGGGTGAAGCCGCACCCCTAAACGGTTTTAACAGCGCAGCGACCATCGCCGCGCCATTCCCTCGCTCCCAGAATCTGTCTAATACGCCAACTCAATCGCCGCCAACAACTGCAGCCGCGTGAAACCTTGCGACTTCAGCCCCTTGATTCGGAGCACCGCCAACTCACGCGGCGACGTCTTGTTAGACTTCTTGCCCCCTGTGGCGGCACGCAGCTTGGGCAAGTGCGGCAAGATCATGTCCTTCCATGCCTGATAGCCAACGCCCTTGTCAGGGAAGCTGACGTTCGGGGTGCCCATGCGTACGCTAAGCTCCGCCTTAGTAGCAGGATACAGCGCCCGTATTCCGCTAAGGAGGTCTTCCATCAGGGGCAGGGTGCGCTTGCCCCCGTGGTGCTTGATGAGCGCCGCGAGCGCCGCCTCGTGGCTCTGCTTAGCTGCCAGAGCAGCGATCAATCGGTCAAGCCATACGTTTTGTGTGGTAGCCATGCTGTATTACTCCTTGAAATAGGGGTGCGGATACACCCCAATGCGTCGCTGCATAGGGAATCCCATGCAATTCGACAACTACATTATACCACAGGACGTCTAATACTTGACAGATTGGGGTGCAACTGGCCCCCCTTGACCCCACCCGTACCCCACCCAACCTTTTGACGGGGTGGCGCGGGGGCGCGGACTAGAACACTATTCCTTAAACATAGCTACTAAAAACACCGCCCCTTGTCTAACTTTAGACAGAGCTCACAAAATTATATGAAATTTCCCATACAACTTGTCTAATATTATACAAAGCCAGTTAAAAAAGAACCCCGTCACCTAAGTGCGGGGCTAAGGGGGGAACACACATGGCCCCACTTGTAAAGCGAGGCAGTTAAGTGTAGCCTAAGTGTATGAATAAGTAAACGGAGCTTTACGCCCATGTTTGAAAGTCTGTGCAGCTTTAATGAAGCAGATTTCATCCCAGACGAGAAGGCAACCCCCACCGCCATACTTGAGGGGAAGATACAGTCAAGTGACTGGCTTCAGTCTTTGGGCTTTGATGATGAGGCTGTAATAGATGAGGCCCAGCACAAAGCTGCCCAAGAAGCCTTTGCCGCAATAACGGCTCCCCTTGATAGTACAAGTCAGAAAACGGCAATAAGTGGTGTTCAGATACCCCAAGCGGTCAAGCACCTTGTTGGGATGCTTACAGCGTACGACTGGGCTTTTGTAGAGCAAGCAAAGGAACTGCGCGGATATTGCATTGCACAACTGCTGGAGGACTCCAAGCACCCAGATGCCAAGTACAGGCTGCGTGCTATTGAGCTTCTGGGCAAGGTAACCGAAATAGCGCTATTCACCGAGCGGGTGGAGGTCAAGAAGGCGGAGATGTCAGACGCGGAGCTTGAAGACCAGATCAAGGCTAGGATGGATAAGTACATGAACCTAATGCAGGTTGTGGAGGACGTATCTCCCATTGAGGAACTTAATGCCACAGACGCGTGAGCAAAAAGAAGCCCTGCTAAAGCTACTTGATGAGAAGATCAAGCGCTTAGGGTTGAACGCTGCACAAGGGGACTTAATTAACTTTGCCCAAAGCGTCTACCCTAACTACTCTGTTGGGGGGCACCATAAGATAATGGGTAGGCTGTTCAAAGAGATAGCCGAGGGCAAAAAAAAACGGGTAATAATCAATATAGCCCCGCGCCATGGCAAGAGCGAACTCACATCGTATCTGTTCCCGGCATGGTTTTTAGGGCAGAACCCCAGCGCCCAAGTCATTATGGCAACACACACGGCATCGCTGAGTGAGGACTTCGGGCGTAGGGTTAGAAACTTGGTGTCCTCCCCCGAGTATGCGGAGATATTCCCTGAGACGGTACTGTCTGATGACAGCAAGAGCGCGGGTAGTTGGAATACTACCAAGGGGGGTAAGTACTACGCAGTTGGCGTAGGGGGGGCTCTTGCGGGACGCGGCGCGGACTTGTTGGTAATCGACGACCCCCACTCCGAGCAGGACTTAAAGAGCGGGACTAAGACGGTGTTTGAGCAGGCTTGGAGTTGGTATCAGACTGGCCCACGGCAGCGGCTCATGTGGGGCGGGGCCATAATTTTGGTAATGACACGCTGGGGGCCGTTGGACTTGACGGCTAAGCTTATCGACTACCAGACCAAAAATCCCGACGCTGACCAGTGGGAGGTGATTGAGTTCCCGGCGATACTGCCATCGGGCAAAGCGCTGTGGCCTGAGAAGTGGCCCGTTGAGGAGCTGTTAAAAACCAAGGCTACCCTGATCCCCCGGTTCTGGAACGCGCAGTACCAGCAGCAGCCGACGTCAGACTCCGTAGCCATAATCAAGCGGGAGATGTGGCGGGTTTGGGAAGCGGAGACTCCTCCCCCGTGCCAGTTCATTATCCAGTCTTGGGATACCGCGCACGACACCAAGACCACATCGGACTATAGTGCGTGTACTACATGGGGTATCTGGTATAACGAAGAAGAGCATAATAGCGCCCAGTTGATTTTGCTAGATGCCTTCAAGGACAGGATGGAGTTCCCTGAGCTGAAGGCGACGGCGCTTGCGCACTATAAGGAATGGGAACCGGATGCGTTCATTGTAGAAAAGAAGTCTGCTGGCGCACCACTGATTCAGGAGCTCAGAGCTATGGGTATTCCGGTACAAGAGTTCAGTCCAAGCCGGGGCAATGACAAGACCGTCCGGGTTAATGCGGTGTCGGACTTGTTCGCCAGTGGCAAGGTGTGGGCTCCCGATACCCGTTGGGCGCGAGAAGTGATTGAAGAAATAGCTTCGTTCCCGGTTGGGGAGCACGACGACTTTGTAGACACCACAACCCAAGCCCTGCTTCGTTTCAGGCAGGGGAACTTTATTCAGCTTGACTCTGATCTTAGAGAAGAACCAAAACTGTTTAGGAGCCGCCGTAACTCGGCGTACTACTAATGGCAACACAGAAGTTCATGGGGCGTGGGCAGTTGATAGATCGTCTGACCGCACAGGTTGGGGATCGGGCTACTGCTGTAAAGATACTTCAGCAGCGAGGGCAGCTACAGGCCGACGGCAAGACTTTCACTGCCGAAGGGCAAGCACGGAACAACATGACGGCAGAAGAAAGAGCTAAAGATAGAGCGGCTAAGAAGACCGGAGCGCCTACCTCCGCCTTTACGTACAACCCCAAAACGAATACCGCAAGGAAAAGATAATGGTTATGGCTAAAAGTTTATACCAAGCCCCGCAAGGCATGGATGAGTCCCAAGAACCGGACATTGAGATTGAAATTGAAGACCCGGAGTCTGTAAAAATTGGGATTGACGGCATAGATATTGAACTTGAGCCGGGTAAAGACGCATCTGAAGAATTTGGGGCTAACCTTGCGGAAGAAATGGATGAGCGCGATCTACTCACGCTAGCCTCTGAACTTGCTGCCGATGTCAAAAACGACATAAATTCCCGCAAAGACTGGGAAGACATGATGAAAGAAGGCATCAAGCTGATGGGCTTGAAGTACGAATCTCGTACGGAGCCGTGGCCCGGTGCTTGTGGAGTGTTTCACCCCATGATTACTGAGGCAGTTGTACGCTTTCAGTCCGATACGATCATGGAGACTTTCCCTGCTAGGGGCCCAGCCAAGACCAAGATAGTTGGTAAGCAGACTGCTGAAAAAGAAGACGCGGCTGAACGCGTTGCCGAGGATTTGAATTGGCAGTTGACGGAAAATATGTCTGAGTTCCGCCCTGAGCACGAGCGGATGCTGTGGAGCTTGCCCGGAGCC